CTCCCATGGCCGCCGCCCACAACGCCACCCGTGTCTTCTGGGGCACCTCCTGGACGCGCCATACATTGCTTTCCCGGGAGCGCCGCGCAGCCGAAGCCGCCGAGAAAGCCGATGGCATTCGCCGGGTCTTTAGGATCAATGCTGACCAGGTTGGTAAGATCAATCCGTATTACAAAATCCATGTCGCCAAAGAGATCCTAAAACTTGGCCGCAATCATCCGTTTATCCGTACACAGTATTTCTGTGAGGAGATCGACGCCCAGGCCGGCATGTTCAATGCCTCTCGCCGTGCGCTGATGCAGGCAGATCAACTTTTGCAGGCCGGCCCGCTAGAGGGATCAATTTATGCCTTTCTTCTGGATATCGCCGGCCAGGATGAGGCTCGTATGTCTGGCGACGAGAACGCCGGCCTGTCCAATCCCGGACGAGATAGCATCAGCCTCACTATCGTAAGCGTGGACTTGTCCACACTTGAAACCCTGCAAGCCCCTACATACCGGTTCGTGTCTCGCAAACAATGGACAGGATTGAATCACTTGACGGTTTTCGGCCAGGTCAAAGCAATCGCAGACTTTTGGCTTCCTCAGTATTTTGTTGTAGATGCGACCGGTGTAGGGGAGGGTTTCTGGGCCATGTTGGACAAGGCTTTTCCGACCAGGGTAATCCCGGTCAAGTTCAGCCAGCAGGTTAAATCAGAAATGGGCTGGAGATACCTCGCCATCATCGAGACCGGCCGTGTTCGGGATTGCTGCCTTACCGACCAGGTCCGTGCGCAGTACGATGCCTGCCAGGCGGAGATATTGCCAGGTCCGGGTAAGGTCATGCGTTGGGGTGTGCCTGAGGGTGCCCGCGGGCCGGATGGTGAACTCATCCATGACGATTATCTTCTCGCCGATGCTCTGGTTGCAGAAATAGATCGGCTGGAATGGACGGCCAGCACAGATTTGTATGCAACCGAAGGCTTCGAACCACTGGAGAGCATTTTATGATGCGCGCAGGGGGCGTCAAGCCCCGTTGCGCCACATCGGGCGCATGAGCGCCCGATGCTTATAGAATTATGAGGAATAAAAATGCCTAAGAAAATTGTACAAACCCAACTCACCGTCAAAGAGACGGATAACACCATCACCATCGGTTCCACCGCATGGGATGGCCTCTTTCGGGATCGGCTCAATTATGACCGTCTGAATATTCTCACCCAGGCCATTACCGCCTGGCGCTCGAACCCCATCGGTAAACGGATCGTGGAGATCACGACCGAATTTGTCCTCGGGGATGGCTTCTCATTCAGCGCACCGAAGAATGTAGAAAGGATCCTTCGTGATTTTTGGGATCATCCACTCAATAATCTTGACCAGCAACTGCCTGAGTGGGCGGACGAGGCCTGGCGTACTGGTGACTTGTTTTTGTTGGTGTCGGTGGACCAGGGCGGGGGCGTGTACGTGCGGGCTCTGCCATCTGAAACTATCACTGTGATCGAGACCAGGAATAATGACTATCGCCAGGAAATTTTGTATCGCCTTAATGCCCAGGATGAAAATCCCTGGCCGGCGTATGAATCGGGCGCAGACCAGGTTGTCTTTGTTTTACATTTTCCTTTGAGTAGGGCAGTCGGTGCCAATTTCGGAGAAAGTGATCTCGCGCCGGTGTTGTATTGGATTGGCCTTTATCGCCAGTGGCTCGAGGATCGAGCCAGGTTGAATTATTTCCGCCAGATGTTTTCGTTCATTCTTCAAAGGCCGTTCACCAGCCAGTCGGAAAAAGAGAAGTATATGCGGGATTTTGTCAGCCGGCTGCCAAAAAAATCCGGCGGTGTGATCGGCCTTGATCCTACCGAAAGCCTTGGCGTGATTAATCCCAATCTCGCCAGCTTCGAAGCGGAGTTGGATGGCCTCGCCATCAAGCGCATGATTGCCGCCGGCGTGGGCATGCCGTTGCATTATCTCGCCGAACCCGAAAGCAGCACCCAGACCACCGCCGAAGCCGCAGGCACGCCCACCTTCAAGCGCTTCAAGAGAAGGCAGCAGTATTTGGTCAATGTTGTTCAAACCTTGCTGGAGACCGTTCTGGCAGTCACGCGCAAGACCAGGAACAATCTACCCAACCGTCCGAAGATCGAGGTTCATACCCCGGATATCACCGAAAAGGATAATGCCAATCTCGCTATTGCGGTGCAGAGAATCGTGACTGCTTTCGCTCCACTTTATAATGCGAAACTCATCCCACCCAGGGAGTTCATCCGATTGGTGTATCGCTTCATGGCAGAAGCAGAGCCGGACAAGATCGGCGAGTTCGTGCCTCTGAATGTGCGCGGTGGAGGGAATACAGGCGGAGCTAAATTACCTGGTAATAATCCAGGTGATCCATCCACGAATATCAACGGAGATCCCAATGCCGGCGTATAGGAAGATCCTTTATCTCCAGCATCCGACTTATGGAACAAATTATCGGACGGTCTTCTCCGGCTCCAGTCCTCAGTCTGGTTGAGTGGTTATGCCGGTGGCCGTGAGCCTACCGCACTGGCCAGTGTATCCAAAGCCGCCTGTATTGGCAGGTTACCATAAACAGGTAAAAGGCAGAGATTTTTTGTATGATTTTCCGGCAGAGTATGTACCACCGCACAATGCCATCGGTGTGACCAAGGCTTATATGCTCGTGTGTCCACCGTTCAAGAAGTAGGGGCAATTCAAGAATTGCCCATAAATCAATGTGTGTGACGATTTGCTTAGCAAATCGGTCAAATCGTTCAGGCCCCCGGCCATGTTGCCCCGCCAGCGCCAAGACCGATTATCGTAGGGGCAGGTCTCAGACCTGCCCAAAGAAGGTGAATATGTCAGATAAACAAATCGCAATGCAGTTACAGATCAATCCAACCGGAAAGGGCATCGAGATCCTCGCCATCACGGCCGGTATAGGCAATGGCTGGATTTTCAAGCCAGCCGTGCTCCAGGCCAGTGTGCCCATATGGGATAAGGCCGAATGCTACACCGACCACATGCCAGACAGGCATAGTGTCAGAGACTTGGGCGGCATTCTTTCCAATCCTCAATGGGACGAGAGCGCCCAGGGTGTTCGTGCCCTTCTCACGCCTGCCGGCCCGGCCTCCCAGGTCATGCGTGATCTGGCCGAGGCTTCTCTTGCTCATCCGGCCCTTCCAATCGGCATGAGTGCCGATATTCTCATGCGCGTGGACAAGACCCTCGTACTGGAGATCATCAAGGTTAATAGCCTGGACGTGGTCATGTATCCAGCGCGGGGAGGCAAGTTCGTGCGCGTAATGCAGTCCATTCTTACAGGAGAACCAATTATGACGCCAGAAGAAGAAAAGGTAGCGGCCGATAAAGCCGCCGCAGACAAAGCCGCCGCAGACAAAATCGCAGCGGATAAAGCCGCTGCGGATAAAATCGCAGCGGGGACCGGCGCTCAGGCAAAACTGAGTGCCAACCAGGCCGCCTTGCAATCCATCCTTGGAGAGCAGGAACGCCAGGTGAAATTGCAGGAGCAGATCGGCGCTTCGGACAAGTTGCTTGCGGAGCAATGCAAGTATCTTTTGTCCGCCGCGCTGAGCGCTTCCCGCCTTCCCGAAGTGACCCAGGCGCGCTTGCGCAAGTCCTTCGATGGGACCGTGTTCCAGCCGGCCCAATTGCAATCCAGCATTGACGAGGCGCGTGCCGAGGTCAGCGCGCTGACCGCCGCCCAATCCATCCAGGGCCCGGCCCGCATCAATGCCATGTTCAGCACGCGTGACCAGCTCCAGGTGGCCATGGATGATCTCTTTGGGGTTCCCAGGGAGAAAGGCCAGGAGACTGTCAAGGTCGCTCGCTTGTCCGGCATCCGTGAAGCCTATCTCATGTTGACCGGTGACTACGATTTCCATGGCGGGTATGACCCGCTGCGCGCGCAGTTCGCCACTACCGCAGACTTTAGCGGCTTGGTGAAGAATGCGCTCAACAAGGTGATCGTGGCTGCCTTCGACCAGATGGGACGCGCCGGGTATGACTGGTGGAAGAATATCGTCCGCATCGAGCATTTCAACAACCTGCAAATCATCACCGGCATCCTGGTGGGTACCATTGCCAGCCTGCCCACGATTGCAGAGCAGGGCGAGTACACGGAGATCGCCGTAGGCGATAATCCTGAAACCGCCAGCTTCGTCAAGTACGGCGGCTATCTCCCGCTCACGCTCGAGGCTCTTGACCGCGACGATACTCGCAAGCTTGCACAGTACGCCGTCGAATTGGGCAATGCTGCCATGAGGAATATTTCAGAACAGATTGCCTATATCTTCTCCCAGTCCCTCGGCATAGGTCCGAATATGGCCGATGGCGGTGCTCTATTCAATAACGTCGCCGTTACCACCGCTGGCGGACACGCCAATCTGCTCACCACCGCTCTCGGCACGGATTACACCGCTTGGAATGCCGTGGCTCTTGCCATGTTCAACCAGGCCATGCTGGTGAAGCAGGCCGCCAGCTATTACGGCACCGGCAAGAAGCTCGCCGTGGATCCCAAGTTCTGCCTGGTCCCGCGTGCGCTCAAAGCGCAGGCCGAAGCACTGTTCATGCCGCGTTGGCAGTCCGAAGTCCCGAGTGTCGCTACACTTGGCGGACCAACCTATGGCGGCAAGGTCGTGCCGGTGACAGTCCCCGAGTGGACCGATGCCACCGATTGGGCCGCAGTCGCAGACCCTAACGTCGCCCCCAGCATCATCCTGGGCGAGCGCTTCGGCGTCCTGCCTGAGATTGTCATTGCCGGCAATGAAAGCGATCCGGCCGTGTTCATGAATGACGAACATCGGCTCAAGGTCCGCCAGTTCCTGGCCATTTGTGTGGGCGATTTCCGCCCGCTCAGCAAGAATAATGTGGCCGGATAATTCCGGCTCGTAGGGGCAGGTCTTTGACCTGCCCCATAAATCCATTTGTAGGGGTGGGTTTCAAACCCGCCCAATATTGAGGGTCGGATGAAGTCCAATATCTAACCCTTTGGAGAAAAAAACATGATACACAATACCCATTTCGCGCAGTTCATCACGCCGCTCAAGTTCCATATCGTTACCGGTACGTGGACCCAGGCAGCCGGCCAGGTTGCCGGTACGGTTGCCATGCACAAAGCTGCTGCTGCTGAAACCGCCACCGTCAATATCCCAATCGAGATCCCTTCCAATTCGATTGCCTTGAATGGCTGCAAATTGGCCAGTGTGGAAATTGATTACGAGATCTTGATTGCTGCCTGCACCAGCGTGACTGCATCCATGAGCAAGATCACGCGTGGCCTGGATACAGCTGTTGCTGTGGTTGCAGCGGTTCCCGTCACTCAGGATCTGGTTGCTGCTGTTGCTGCTGCTACTGTTGATCAACATAAACTGACCGTCACCATCACCACCCCCTGGTGGCTTGATAATGATGATTATGCCCTGTTGAAAGTTTTGTTCGTTGCGGCAGGCACAACCACGCTGGATTTGCTCGGCGCAGTTGCTAATTATACCTTCCGCGCCTAGCCGAGGCGGCCTCAAGCCGCCACACTTGCACCGCACGCAAGTGCAGGTGTCGGCTGCTAGGCGACATGAGTCGCCGAATAAGTGAAAGCCAGACCGGTTCGTCTCCTTTCCGGTCAGCTCTTTATTGGTATGCTCCAGCCGGTACCTCCCCGGCTGGAGCAACCAGAGAGGAAATAAGATGTTCGATCCAACAACTTTGCTTTTCGGAAGTGTCCCGATCATGCTCGTGATCTTTGGCCTGGTGGAGTTCGTCAAGTCCCTCGGGGTGACCGGTCGTTGGTTGACCGTCGTCTCCCTGCTGCTGGGACTTGTCCTCGGCTTTGCCTTCCGTCTCGCTTCGGCCGGCATCCCGATTGATTTCTCCGGTTGGTTCGGTGCGGTTATCTTCGGCCTCGCCATCGGTTTAGTGGCCAGCGGCTTCTATGACTTTGCTAATGCCCGTTGGCCGAAGGTATCCTGATTTTTTCCTCCCCATTTGCTTTACAAATGGGGAGGGTAGGGTAGGCCTGTTCCGCCCGCCCAAGGAGTAGATTATGACTGAACATATTCCATCCATCGTCATGGCTCTTGCAGATAAGGTTGGCAAGACTGCCTTGTCCTGGTTCGTCGCCAGTGATCATGTCGAGATCGTCTTCACCACCGGTGAGAAATTGCGCTTTGAGAAGGAACAAATGGCAGGGGCAATGGTAGGGGCAATTCAAGAATTGCCCCATAAACCGCCCAAAGAAGAATTCACGCCGGTGATTCATAATCCCAAACCGGCCCCGGTCAAGCGTCACGATTTGCCAAGTAAATCGAAGAAGAAATGACCTATCCAGTAAAGGATCCCTGTACTTGTGATGAGTGCGGGGGTCCTCTTCCCGAAGGTTCCAGGAAGACCAGAAAATATTGTGATGATTGCAGTCGCCTGGTTCATAATCGCCTTGAATGTGAATATAAATACAAAGCTAGAATTCAACGGCGTTATCACAAAAAACCTACGGTTCACAAAAAAAACCCCATGCTGTATCTTGGTATGGATTACGTTGAATTGAAATTATCTGTAGGGGCAGGTCTGAGACCTGCCCAAAGGAGTAATCCATGAGCGCAATCGCTACTTACCGTATCGCAGTCTCTGCCTTGCTTTATGACCCGAGTAATGTCATTTTCACCACCGCCGAGATCGACCAGGCTCTACTCTGGGCGCTCCTGGAATATTCTTATAAGCGCCCATTGGTCAGGACGTACGATTATTCGGTGATCGGCAAGACCACCATCCATACTTTGCCCGCAGACTTCACCGCGCGCCAGATTATTAAGGTTGAATTGTGGGATAGTGATCCGGAGAAGATTTATGAACTTGTTGCTTTTTGCAGCGTCATCGATGAGCAGTGGGTGGTTGATACATTAGCGGAAAGAAAAACCGGGGACGTCCTCCAAATCTCGTATTCCGCCGTGCATCAGATAGATGGCCTGGATAGCGCCGCCGGGACTACCATCCCCCTCGCCGATGAAACCTTGCTCGAGATCGGCGCAGCCGGCCATGCCGCGCAGATGCGCAGCGTCGGTACCATCGAAAGTGTCAATATGAATGATGGCGTGAATAGGGATTACCTTCATATTGCTCTCGATTATCTCGCCCGCTTCGTGGTGTTGCTGATTCCAGAGCCAGGTGCAGCCATTGTGTTACCTGATTTTCCTAAGATGAGTTTTTAATGCCCCGAACCCTTGATGCTGGTTTGCTCGCCGCCATGAACGGCGGCAATTTTACGCCCTATTTCAAAGTCCAGTTGATGGATAGCGATAGGGTCACCGTATTGCACGAGACCACGGATGTTCTTGGGTTCGATCTGGATGGCCTCACCGCAAAAGTATCCTTCCATGACCCCACCAATGCCCAGGATTTTTATACCTTCCGCATCCAGCGGGGTGTGTTGATCAGTGGTGTGCCGAATTACATCACTTCCTCTTGTTTTTGGCCGCTGGTGGACCGGCATGAGAAGCGCATCCGCACACTCGAGGGGCATGTTTTCCCCAATCAGTTTTATTCCACGCCAGGGGATGTTACTTATAGCCAGGTGATCAGTGCGGTGTGCACGCATTTCAATTTCAGTGTGGTGCATGAGACGCCCGGTGCATCCTGGTTGTCGTACCAGTTCCTTCCCACCGGGCGTACTTTTACTTTGAATGATGCCAAGTCTTTTTTTAGTTTTCTCAGGCAGAAGTATTTGATTTTCGCCACAGACTTGGGGAATGATAGTCTGTATTTCTACCAGTCCAAACTTCCCGGGCCGGCCTGGCCGGGAGGTTATACCGCCGTTATTGCCAAGCATCTCGCCGCACCAGGTGCTGGCGCGGTTAAAAATAAATCGTTCCTGTCCAGGGACGAGAACGCCACCACCCACACCAGCGGGTCAGCCTCGGATCCCATCCATAATCTCGGTTTCCTGCCATCTACGGCCGTACATCCAACCAGGACGTTTTTCTATGACACCAATGATTGGATTGTCCAGGGGATTGCTCCTAATCTCAAGTATTTTGATTTCGATGCTCTCAAAGTGGATGTGGATGTCGTCAGTCAGTCGCTTTGGCCGGCCAAGGTCCGGGAAGTCTATGATCCCAGGTTATCTCCCTCGTGGCAGTGGCAGGCCAGGTATCTGGATATCTTCGGCAATACCGAAGCCGGGGCGATCCCATCCACCATCATGGCCGCCGCCCCGTACACGCCGTTGAATGTGTCTCAGTTCAATAAGAACTTGAACACTTCTCAAAACAATCTCCAGGCCTTTGCCGATAAGGTTGATGAACTGGATTGCGGGCCGGCATTCTATGCGGCAACGGAAATGACCGTGCCTCTGGATGCAGATATCATTCCGGTCGTGGATAGTCTCACCTCCACTCATCTTGTTAGAAAACTTTATTGGTCCACTGTTAAATCAAAAGTTATATCTTCACTGTTGGCAACGGCTAATGTGTTCACAAATTTTCAATCTATTTCTTATACAGTCACTGACCCAGTTGCCCAAATAGAAGCTTTGGATATAAGTCTCCACTTGGTTGCAACCGCTAATGATGATGTGAATGCGAATCATTATGGATTTTCAGTGGGTGTATATCCTCAGGGCGCAAAAAATCATACAGGTTCAATAACAGGTTTTATCGCATACGGCTATAACAATGGTTCCGGGGTTGTAACCACTCTTAGAGGAGCATCGTTCGTAATAGGGAATCTCAGTACTGGAGCAACCACATATGCTACCGGTTTGGATGTTGGTGTTTATTCCCCGGGCGCTGGGTTAATAACTTTCCTGATAGCTGCAAAAATCAGTTGGTATGCGGCAACGGCAACCTATATGTGGGGATTAAGCATCCAACCCAATACTGGCGCTGCCGGTCATCAGAAGTGGGGCATACAGGTTGGTGATGTCTCAGGCGGCGACTGGAATAACTGGGCAATCCAGACCAATGCAGGAGCAGTAACCTTCAATTCTGCTGGTGCTGCTGAGGCTGATTTTACATCCCTGACCGACAATTACACAGCCATAAACGTAGATACCAGTGCCGATAGCATTGTCATTATGAGTAGTGCGTCTGGAAAGATTGGCTTCTTTGGTGCGGCCGCGATTGTAAAAGGTACTGCTTTTACACAGACTTATTCAACAGCCTCCCATACAGTTCCGCTTATGACTTATGTAGCGCCTTCGGGTGGTGCTACAGTGGATACAAATTGTCGTGCATCCTTGGCACAATTGGCAGCGGATGTATTAGCACATTTGAAAGTCATTACCGCCATGATAGACGATCAACAGGCTCTTGGATTATTTGGATAAAGAAAGGAAAATGATATGGGAAAAAATGAAGAGGTAGTTCCTGCCGTAAAAATGGAATTAATTCAACAGGAACGCCAGATCTGGCTTAATACTCGTGAATTATGGACAATACGCCACAGAGTTTTCAAACGTCTGGATAATAAAGAGCAAATGGCTACTGCTGAAAAAGAGCTTGAGTCTTGTGAGAAAGCTCTGATTGAACTTGATAATATTTTTTTAGAATTACAACAGTCGTAGAAGTCTAAACCATCCCCCCATATCTAGCGCCCCAAGATGTAGGCATAAACCTGCGATATTGCAGGTTTTGTCTGTATATGGTTACCGATCGGTCTGGATCTGGCGCCCCGGGCGAGCTGGTCAGACCACCATATGCAGTCATTAGAGCACGGCAAGAACGCGGACTGTCGCCTTCGGCTCCAGTCCGCCGCCGTATTTTTTGAAAGTACGCCTGGTCATAGTGGCTCGGTCGCTCATTTCAGATCATTCGCTCCCGTTCGGGAAGTGCATCCCTCGCGCACTTGGTGTCGCCACCATGTCCAAT